ATGCCAACTGTAGTGTCGCTTTTTTCTGGGTGTGGTGGTTCTGATGCTGGAGTTTTGAGGGCAGGGTTTGATGTGCTCATGGCAAATGACATTTTACCTTACGCCCGTGATGTATATTTGGCTAACCATCCAGAAACCGATTACGTCTTGGGGGATGTTTCTGCTATCGAATCGTTTCCTTCTGCTGACTTGCTGGTCGGTTGCTACCCTTGTCAGGGCTTTAGCCAAGGCGGGGTGAGGAAAGCTGATAGGAAGATTAATACGCTCTACTTAGAGTTTGCTAGGGCATTAAGAGTAATCCAACCTAAGGCTTTCATAGTAGAAAATGTTTCTGGCATGGTCCGTAGTAACTTTGAACATCTACTTCAGGATCAGTTTAAAGTCTTTAAAGAAGCTGGTTATAGAGTTAACTCACAAATTCTGAATGCTTCTCATTATGGCGTTGCTCAAGATCGTAAACGTATTTTCATAGTCGGGATACATGAAAAATTTGGTACTGATTACGTTTTTCCTCAGGCCACGCATGGTGAGGGTTTAAAACCATTTTCTACGATTAAAGATGCAATAGGATCAATGCCTGAATGGCCTACAGGTGAGTTTTACGAAGCAGACTTCCATTGGTATTATCTATCAAGGAACCGCCGTCAGGACTGGGGACAGGTATCTAAAACCATCGTAGCTAATCCAAGGCATATGCCTCTGCATCCAATCAGCCCTGTTTTAGAAAAGATTGGGCCAGATAAATGGCAGTTTACGTCAGATTCCCCAGCTCGTCGTTTTAGCTTCCGTGAGGCTGCTCGTTTGCAAGGATTCGGGGATATGATATTTCCTGAAACAGACCGTGCTTCGATGAATATGAAATATACGGTTGTTGGGAATGCTGTACCGCCTCCTTTATTTGAGGCGGTTGCTAAAGGTCTTCCAAATATTTGGGACTAGATTATCAATCGACTTTTAGATCATTGATAATTTGTTCAAACTCGACGAACCATTTTTCTGCTACGATTTGAGGGCAATGGTTTGTCTTTTTGAGAAGTTGCAGTATTCTTGCTCTGTCAATGACCAAAACTCCTGCACAAGGACTATTATCAACCCATTCGCCATTAGAATTCCGGTAGAAAATAGGCGTAAACATTAGTGTTGGAATATCAAAATGCACTTGAAAATATGTTCGTAACTTTAGTGAGTGAGCTTCTAAAGTTTTTTTAGGCCATTCAGTTTCTTGTGCACCACACTGACCTAATAAAGCATAATTGCTACTTAGTTTGTCATCAAATTCAACTGTAGCTATTATATCAAAACCGGCATCCCCAGATGAACTTGCCCTCTCGCATTCTTGTTCATTAATATAAGGAACAGCTAAATCTCTTCCCATTATTTTTAATGCTTTTCTCAAATCAGTACCGTAATAGGCCCGACGGTCATCAGAGTTAGCATCAAAAATTCTCACTGTTGCATGTGGTGGGAGTAGTGCACTTGTGCAAAGTTTGCTAACAACAGCGAAATTCTTAGCCCAAAATTGTATTATTCCTTTCTTGGCTTTTTTAAATGAACGTAATCTTGAACATGCAAGCAAAAATAGATATATCCTTTGTATATTTGTTAAGTTTTCTTTTAGTGAAATAAAATCACCATTTACAACAAACGGATAAATATCTTTAAGGAAATTTTGTCTAAAATCTAGCTGTGTCCAGACATCTTCAACCTGTCTCTCTAAACGATCATTGCGCTCAGCATCACTTCCTTCATTCTCATCTTCCTGATCCTCTTGATCAATATCATCTACACTTGTATTACTTTGACTCTTTATGGTTATTAAGTCATTTTTATGTAAGTCAAAGCGCCCAGTGTAGTTTATGGCGGCAGCAAGTTCAGCAAGGTCCGCAAACAGATGTGGGACGCTAGGATGAATATCTCCTATTTTAAAAATCTTCATCGTCAGAAACCTTTTTGGCTTTAATCGTATTACCAATAAGTTTGACATTCTGGCTTAAGCGTCTTGCAACTTCTAACGCCTCAGGGTTGTAATCAATAGTAGCGACAATCCCGGCGGCTTCAATTAACGCAGATTCAGCTTTGTAAAGTAATGACATAAAGTCTTGCTTTAAATTTTCGGTCAACTGATATGCGACCTTGAGATCTGCTCCATTTCTAAAAGATGTTAAAGCTTTAGGGTCATCAATTACTGAGGATAGCATTCGTAGATTACGAGACTCTCCAACTTTTGTCTTTCCTGATTCGTCTTTTTTATAAAGCCAGATAGTAAGTTCTTTTGTGTTTTCTCTATCTATATATTCTGGATGAATAATTACATCATTTGATGAAATGTCGTCATCTTCATCTTTTTCAGAAACCCCAACAAAAAAACCAATTTTCTCATCTGCTAAAGCTGTTGATAATATAGAAAATTTGATAGATTCTTCATCTAACCCTTCAATATCATAAAAGTTATTATCTTCCATAACTTTGTAAACTGCTAAAGCATCAAGGCTTCGCTTAATATGATCTTTTCTACTGCCGATTGCGCGGGCAACTTGATGATATCGATCACTAGTAGGTAAAGTATCGGAAGTCAATTCAAAAAGCTGTTCTATATAACGAGCTTTTGCTAGTGGTTCCCATTGCTTGACGCCTGTGATGTGTCTGAAACCTAAGTAAGGTAAAATTTCAGCTCTTGTATCACGCACGATAACGGGCAATTTTGCTAGTGTGTCCAACTTGCTTGCTGCACCATCGGCGATTTCTATCATCCGAGAGCTTGGTCTTTCACATTCGTATGGATTGTGAATAAGTTTAACTGCCGTTAAGCGGCGATTACCTTCAACAACAATGTATTTATCCCCCTCTTTAACCGCGATAAGGGGTTCGCCAGGAAAGAATCCATTTTCAGCTATCGCATTCATCAAATCTTCGATGGATGTAGTCAAAGCGATGTGATTCAGCATTGCTTCTGGAGTTCTCTCCACACCTTCAGGGAGGCGAGGGTTCTTCGTATCAAGTTCTAGCTTCTTGAGATCGATGTAATCGAGACTTTCTGTCATGATATTGCTCTCATTAAATATGTTAATGCGCAAAGATTAACACTGGAGTTAAACGTAGGCTAGAACTGCAATTATGCGCATGAAAATGCATGCGACAACAGTCACAGCAAATGATGTTCTAGGCCTACAGTGACGTAATGAACAATGAGTTATGCAACTGCATTAAAACCGACCCATAAAGCGGGCAGGCGTGGCGGGGATAGCATTGCGCGCTGAGCGTGGTATTTAATTTATTTATTCAGCGCCTGAGCGCGGCGCTGTGGCGTTGTTGTGGTTGTGTGTGAGTAACGAGATGAAGCGAAGCGGCGACGGCGTGTCATGGCGCTGAGGGTGTTGTGTGTGGTAGGGGTAAAGCCGCCACGACAGACGGCTGTGGGTGGGGTTACTCGTCGTCGCCGAGGGTATATTTTTCGAAGCGGATAATTTCTTCACCCGCCCATTCGTTCAACTCCATAAACCGCGCCTGTAGCGGGGTCAGCTCGTTACGCACAAAGACCTTTGCCACCTTCTCAACGTCACCCACTGAGCCGACGTTCTCGGGCTTACCGCCCATAAGCTGGAATGGGATGCGGTGCGCGTCGAGCAGGTCGCCGGCGCTGACTTTCTTGATATTAAAAAAATCATCCTTCGTGGCGACTTCGCTCAGTGGCACAATTTTAATTCCGTCGGCTTTACCATTCGGCGCGTAAAAAAACAGATTCTTAAAATTGCCGAGCCCTTTCGAGTCACGCATCGCCTTTCGCAGCGCCTCAACGTCGGTGCTGCTTTGCGCGGCGTCAGTCACATACATGATGTAACCGGCATGCGCGCCGTTCTGGTAATACTTGCGACGGAACAGTGTCGCCGATTCATTCAGCCAGGCTGAATTGAGTGCGCTCAGGTATTCCGGCATCCCGTAAAGCTCCTGATTAATATCAGGCTCGAGCAGGTGGAAGACGGAGCCGGGCGCGAACTGGTGCGGCTGCGTGTAGGACTGAATATACCAGTACACGTCATCCTCGATGCCACGGCGGGTATATTTCGCCGGTGAGGTTTCCAGTTTTAACGGCTTGCCGGTCAGGCCGCGACGCTCTTCGATAAACGCATTACCAAACACCAGATAGTCGAGCGCAAACCGGGTGAAGTCCTGACGGGATAACAGCGGGTGCGGGATGTAGGTCGACACCAGAATATTACGCTTCACGTAAATCGGCGAGCTGTGATGCACGGCGGCGCGCATGCTCTTCGCCAGCCCGGAAAAGCTCACCGGCGGCTCGTACCAATGGCCGTTGTCGATGCACTCGACGTAATCGAGAATATCGCGGCGGTCGAGTACCGGCGTCGGCTCACCAAAGGTGAATGCTTCCATGCTCTGTGCCGGTGCGGCGATGTGGTTTTGGGTGCGCGGCGGCGGCTGGCGCTTGTTGCGTTTCTTGCTCATTAGTTCCACTCCATGATGCTGGATGACTGCTCACCGGTCGCGGCGGTCAGCGGCTCGTTGATTAATACGTGCATGGTTGCCCAGGCGAGATCGGCGTGACTGGCTTCCTCGGTACGGCTGGCCTCATAGGTCGAGCTGCGACCACTGCTGGTCATGGTTTTGCGGATAGACATAAACGACTGCGTGATATCGGTTGCGCTGACGTCGTACTCGAGGCAACCGCGGCGAATGGTGTCTTTGGCTTTGAGCACCATCGCGGTTTTCATTTCCGGCGTGTAGCGGATTTCACGCGCGGCCGGGTAGAAAGACCGCACGAGCTGGAAAACGCCCTGACCGAGCCCGGTCGCATCGATGCCGATATATTCCACGGTGTATTTTTGCGTGAGCTCGCGAATGGATTCGGCCTGCTGGGCGAAGTCCATCCCTTTCCACTGGTGGCGCTCGATGATGCGGAATTTGCCACCGGCGACGACCGGCGGCGCGATGACGACACATCCGGCACTGTCGCCACGTAATGACGGGTCGTAACCAATCCATACCGGGCGATGACCGAATGGCCGCTCGGCGAATGGCGCGTAGTCCTCCCATTTTTCGAGGCTGTCGACCATGCAGCGTTGTAGCTCTTCGAACGGGAATACCGACGCTTTATCGTCGACGAACTCGCACATAAACAGGTTGCGGAACTCATCGACACTGTTCTCGCGCTTCAGCGTATCGATGTTGAACAGTGTGCACCCTTTGGCGAGTGCGTCCTCGATGGTGACAATCTGTCGCCACTGGCCGTCAGGACAGGCGACGCCCTTCGCGAGTGCGGCGTGACTGATATCGATATCGACGCGCTCGCTCTTGTCTGAGCGCCCCTTGTTGAACTGCTCACCCGACCAGAACGGGTAAGCGCCGTGCGCCAGCGATGAGGGGGTCGAAAAATAGGTCGTGCGTAAATGCTCCTGTGACGACATGCCCCCGGCGACGCGCTTCAGTTTCTGAAAGTTGGGGATCCAGAAAATTTCGTCGACATACAGGTCACCGTTGTGACTCTGTGCCGTGTTGGCATTGGTACCGAGAAACATCAGCTCCGCGCCATTGTTGCCGAGCACAATTGGGTCGCCGGTAAGCTCGACGTCAACCTGTCGGGCAAAGGCGATGATGTATTTACGGAACACGTAGGCCTGTGTCTTACTGGCCGATAAAAATATCTGGTTGTGACCGGTCTTCAGCGCCTGTAACAGCGCCTCACGTGCAAAATAGAACGTCGCACCAATCTGTCGCGATTTCAGGATGTGCCTGATGCGGTGCGCCAGTCCCGCGCGCCACCACTCGAGCTGATAGTCGAAAGACTGCTCGAGGAAAATCTCTTCGAGTTTCTCGATAGCCTCTTCGCTGAAAAAATTCTTTTTCGGCTTCTTCTTTTCCCCTTTGTTGCGGTTGGCCACGTTCGGGTTTAAATCCGCTTCGTTGCCGGTCTGGCCGTAACGGTTAACCCGCGCGAGGCGCTCCATCTGGCGCGCCAGAAAATCCGCGACCTTAAAGTCGTGAGCCGTCAGGTCTGGCTTTGCATAGAGCTGAATGAGTCGCGCCTCGAGCGTGAATTCGACCCGATTTAACGGGGCGGTGTCTTCCCATTTATCGCGCTGCTTCCAGCTCTGCACCGTGGGGCGCTTGACCTGCAACTGCTCCGCGATTTGTGGCACGGAATAGCCCTGCCAGAACAAAAGCGCGGCCTGTCGGCGAGGGTCGCTGAGTAGTGATGTGTCGTTGGTAGTGGTCATAAAACCTCACTGTGATGAGTACACGGCAAGGCTAAAGATTCAGGGGGGATGAATCGCTAACCCCCTGTTGTGTCAGGGGTTGCACTTCTGTAACCGGTGGCTGGCGAGGGGGGGGAGCCGGGAAACTACATCCGACCCGATAACCCAACTCAGGACACCTGACTCATGGCTAAAAAAATTTCGAAATGGTTTCGCATCGGCGTCGAGGGTGACACCTGCGACGGTCGCGTAATCAGTAAAACTGATATTCAGGAGATGGCCGACGGCTTCGACCCGCGTGTCTATGGCTGTCGCATCAACCTCGAGCATATTCGCGGCATTTACCCCGACAGCCCGTTTTGCCGTTATGGCGATGTTGTGGACGCAAAAGCGGAAGTGATCGACGACGATTCGGCGCTCAAAGGTAAGCTGGCGCTCTACGGAAAAATCGCCCCGCTCGACAACCTGCTCGCGATGCTGGCGCAAGGCCAGAAGGTTTATACCTCGATGGAGATCCGCCCGAACTTTGCCAACACTGGCAAATGCCACCTCATCGGGCTGGCGGTCACCGATGACCCGGCGAGCCTCGGCACCGAATACCTGCAATTCTGCTCTCGCGCACAGCTAAACCCACTGGCCGGGAAGAAAGAACAGCCGGGCGATTTGTTCTCTGTGGCGACCTTTGCCGAGCTGGTATTTGAAGACCAGCCCGACACCATCCTCACCAAGCTGAGTGACACCGTGAAAAGTATCTTCAGCCGTAAACAGGCTGATGACGATGCGAGATTCGGTGACGTACATGAAGCCGTGACCGCCATTGCCGAGCAGGTGCAGACCGGCGGTGAAAGCGCCGAGGTACGTTTCAGTGCAATTGAAACCGAGCTTGCCGACGTCAAAAAAGCGCTCGCCGAACAGGCTGACGCCACCTCGCAGCAATTCAGCACCCTGACCACCACGCTGGAAAACACCGAAAGCACATCACAGCCGCGCCGTAAGTTAAGCACCGGTGGAGACGGTGATTCGTCTGGCTCCACGGTGACCGACTGCTAACCCCTGATAAACCGGAAGGAATACAAAACCCATGCGTAAAGAGACCCGTTTTAAATTCAATCAGTACCTGAGCCGTATCGCCGAACTGAACGGCATCGCGGCCAGCGACCTCGATAAAAAGTTTGCCGTCGAGCCGTCGGTGACGCAGACCCTGTTTGACAAAATCCAGCAATCGTCCAGCTTCCTGAAGCTCATCAACATGGTAACGGTTGGCGAACTGACCGAAGAGAAAGTCGGCATCGATGTGACCGGCTCCATTGCCAGCACCGCTGACACCGACGGTGGCGTCGAGCGTAAGACCGCTGATTTTGGCAAGCTCGATTCGTACCGCTATTTCTGCCACCCGGTGAACTTCGATTATCACCTGAAGTACAGCAAGCTCGACCTGTGGGCGCGTTTTCAGGATTTCCAGATCCGTATCCGTAACGCGATTATCAAGCGTCAGGCGCTGGATTACATCACCATCGGCTTTAACGGCGTGAGCCGGGCGGCGACCTCTGACCGGGCTCAGAATCCGCTGCTTCAGGACGTGGCTGTCGGCTGGTTGCAGAAATACCGTAACGATGCGCCTGAGCGCGTGATGTCCAGTATCACCGCTAAAGACGGTACCGTAATTTCGGACACCATCAAGGTGGGTAAAGGGGGGCATTACGCCAACCTCGATGCGCTGGTCATGGATGCTTTCGAGTCGCTGGTTGCGGAAATTCACCGCGAAAATCCGGAAATGGTTGTCATCTGTGGTCGCCGTATCCTGACCGACAAATACTTCCCGATGATTAACAAATTCCAGGCGAACAGTGAACAGCTCGCCGGTGAGTTGATCATCAGCCAGAAAACCATCGGCCAGCTTCAGGCGGTGCGCGCGCCGTTCTTCCCGGCAAACAGCGTTTTCATCACCACGCTGGATAACATTTCGATTTATCTGTACGAGGACGGTCACCGCCGCCACATCGTCGAAAATCCGAAACTCGACCAGGTGGAAAACTACGAACAGGTCAAAGTCGATTTTGTGGTCGAAGACTACGAGGCCGGGTGCCTGATTGAGAATATCGAAATTCTCGAGCAGGACGAGACCGCCACGCCGGAAGCGACCAGCGCGGAAGTCTTCGCGGCGGCAATGGTCAAGGCGATGCAGTCGATGACTGGTACTGCCCCGGCTAAAGCCGACACCACTGACGGCGCGGAGGCATAACCGATGGCAACCCCCGCACAGCGTCACGCGATGCGGGTCTCGGCTATCAGGGCATCGCAGCGGGATAACGCCCCGCTGCGTCATGCCTCACCTTACGAGCAAATGCTCGTCAAGCTGGCCGCAGACCGCCGGACGCTATCAGCAATTCGCTCTAAAGAACGTAAAGCGGATAAAAAACGCGAATTACTCCCGATGTACCTGCCGTGGGTCGCTGGCGTACTGGAAAGCGGCACCGGCGCACAGGATGACATTCTGATGACGGTGATGCTCTGGCGTCTGGATGCGGGGGATATCACCGGCGCTATCGAGATTGCGCGCTATGCGCTGCGTTTCGGTCTGTCGATGCCGGAAAACCATTCCCGCACCACACCTTACATGCTGGCCGAAGAGGTCGCACTCGCGGCAACCCGCGCCCGTATTGCAGGAGAGTCGGTCGACGCCACACAACTCCTTTACGTTATCGGGCTGACTGCTGAGGCCGATATGCCTGACGAAGTGCGCGCCCGACTGCATAAGGTCACCGGTCTGACCCTGCGTGATGTCGGTCAGCTTCCTGATGCACTGGCGTACCTGCAACGCGCCTTACAGCTCGATACCCACTCTGGGGTAAGAAAAGACATTGAGACCCTCACTCGTGAGCTGAACCCGAAACCGGTCGCCGTCAAAAAAACAGCGTCGAAAGCCGCGAAAAAGGTACCCGCGAAAAAACAAGATTCACCGGTGAAACGAGGGCGGGGACGCCCGAGAAAAGTCGCCGGTTAACAGAACGCTCCCCGAGCCGGGCGGCACGCTGGTCAATGCGGGTATTGATTGCCCTGACTGCGACCGGCGTCCACCGCCCACCCATTACCCGAGGTTGTCATGACGACAGTGATTATTGAGCCAAAGAAAGAGCCGCAGGACGTGCCGGGCGTGGTCATTCCGCCACCGGGCGTGAGTGAGCTGGTAATAAAAAACACCTTCTTTTTTCCGGATGTGGATCCGAAGCGTGTGCGCGAGCTGATGCGTCTGGAGCAGACCGTTTCCGCGCTGCGCCTGAATGATGCGATTAAAGTCGGTATGGCTGAAACCAACGCGGAGCTTGCCCTGTGGCGGGTTGAGCAAATGGCCGCGGGGCATGACACGCTGGCTGATGTGCCTGCCGATGATATCGATGGCGAAAGCGTGCGCTGTTTCCACTATTTCCGCGCCGTCTGTGCCATGACCAGCGCCACGCTGTTTGAGCGTTATCGCGGCATCGATGCGACGGCGAAAGGCGACCGCAAAGCGGAAAGTACCGAGGCGGTTATCGATGAACTGTGGCGGGATATGCGCTGGTCTGTGGCGCGTATTCAGGACAAGCCGCGCTGTATTGTCGGTCAAATCTGATGAAGGTCCGGGCGATGCAGGGTGACACCCTCGATGCGATTTGCGCCAGGTATTACGGGCGCACTGAGGGCGTCGTTGAAACGGTGCTGCAGGCGAATCCGGGTCTGTCAGAGCTGGGCGTTATTCTGCCGCACGGCACGACAATCGAACTGCCCGAAACCGACAGCGCCCCGAAAACCGAAACGGTGAATTTATGGGACTGAGTGTGGAAAAAATCACGACGTTTATCGCTTACTGGCTGGCCGTGGGGCTGGCGTATTTCGGGGCAATGTCCCCTGAAAAGCTGGCGCTCTATGTGGGGAGTGCCTGTGCCATTTTTACCGCGCTGACGAATTACTGGTTTAAGCGCAAAACCTACCGCTACCTGACCTCACTCGGACTCGATAAGGAGGCTGCCCGTGAGCTCAATCATTAAACGATGCAGTGTGGCCGCCGTGCTGGCGCTGGCGGCACTGGTGCCTGACTTTCGTCTGCTTAACACCTCGCTCGAGGGGCTGGCAATGATTGCCGACCTCGAAGGATGTCGCCTGACACCTTACCAGTGCAGCGCGGGAGTGTGGACGTCGGGCATCGGCCACACTGCCGGGGTGGTCCCGAAAGGGGATATTACCGAACAGCGCGCGGCGGAGAATCTCGTTGCCGATGTGCTCAACGTCGAGCAACAGCTCGCGGTCTGTGTGCCGGTGGATATGCCACCGCGCGTCTATGACTCGCTGGTCAGTTTTGCGTTTAACATCGGAACCGGTGCGGCCTGTCGGTCGACGCTGGTCTCGTTTATCAAGCGTCACCAGTGGTGGCAGGCGTGCGACCAACTCACCCGCTGGGTGTATGTCAACGGCACAAAAAATAAAGGGCTGGAGAACCGCCGTGCACGGGAGCGGGCTTACTGCGTAAAGGGGATGCAATGAAAGTGCTGATGATCCTGCTGGCAGGGTTGCTCGCCGTGGTGCTGTGGCTGCGCCACGATAACGCGAACTTATCCCGGTCTTTTGAGAAAGCGAACCGCGTTGCAAGTGAGCAAAAGATGACGATTGGCATGCTGAAAAATCAGCTTGCCATATCGCAGCGAATCGGCAGGGCGAATGAAGATGCGCAGGTCAGGCTCGGCGATGAGCTGGCCGTTGTCGGTGAGCAGGCGGTTAAGCGGGAAGAAACCATAACGAGGCTGATGAATGAAAACGAGACGTTACGCAGCTGGTACAGCGATAAGTTGCCTGATGCTGTGCGCCGGTTGCACATCCGAACCGGCTGCGCCTCCGCCGCCCGTTGTTTACAACGCCTGCCCGAAGGTGAGCCTCTGCCCGATGCCGGGAAGCGAGCCCGTCACTAACGGTGATCTGAGTACAGATATTCGCAGGCTTGAGCATGCGCTCACCGCCTGTGCGATTAAGGTCGAAACCATCAAAGACTGTCAGGATAAAATCGATGCAGAAAATGAAAAGCCTGCGCAAAGCGCTGAATGACGCCGTCCCGCAGCTCCTGAATAACCCCGAGATGATGCGTATCTTTGCCGATGAGGGGAATATCGATGCGCGTCTCGCGGCTTCTCTGTCCCATGAAAAGAAATACACGCTGAATGTGATCGTCTGTGATTTTGTCGGCGACCCCGACCTGATTTTCGTGCCGGTGGTGGCATGGCTGCGAGAACACCAGCCGGATATATGCACGCTTGATGAGGGGCGCAAAAAGGGCTATCGATTCCAGATGGACTTAAACGACGGGGACAATGTTGATATCAGTATCAGCCTGCAACTGACTGAGCGCACCCTTGTCCGGGAGGAAAACGGCGCGTTACACGTCAGCTATGCACCTGAGCCGCCACTGCCGGAGCCTGTTACACGACCGACCGAGCTCTATATCAATGGTGAGCTGGTGAGTAAATGGGATGAGTGAATTTAAGTCTTTTGACGACAAACTTGCGGGGCTTATCGGGGCATTGTCACCGGCGTCGCGGCGCAGGCTGACCGCAGAGATAGCGAAACAACTGCGCGCCGCGCAGCAGCAACGTATCAGGCAACAAAAAGCGCCGGATGGCACGCCGTACCAGGCGCGAAAACGCCAGCCGCTCAGGGCGAAAAAAGGGAGGATAAAACGGGCGATGTTTCAGAAGCTGCGAACGAGTCGCTATATGAAAGCCAGTGGCCGCAATGATGCAGCTGTGGTGGAGTTTACCGGCAAAGTGCAGCGTATAGCGCAGATTCATCAATACGGACTTAAAGACCGGCCAAACCCTCATGCTCAGGACGTGCAATACCCGGAGCGCCAGTTACTCGGATTTAGCCAGAATGATAAACAGCTTGTTGAGGTACTGGTTCTTGTTAACCTGATAAATAATTTTTGAACCTATTACAATAATGTAAGTTAAAATTGCTGGCTAATGAAAATAATAGTTGGTAAGTAACCTAATTTTACAGACAGAAGGGGCAAGTTTGCTACTTGCCCTCTTAATATGGTTACTTTCTGGTTAAAAAGCTATGTAAAACAAGTTTTTCAATTGGTGTGAGGGGTCTGTTTTCCGTGAAGTGTTTTCCGAGGTGGTCATCGTGAATATCAATGGCTTTAGTTGCAATTAAATCTTTATATATGAATTTCTTGTCAGCGTTGCTTAATGATTTGAATTGTTCCAGCGGCGTGTTTTCTAATTTAGAATGCCTTACTGTGCTTAATGTGAATCCTCTTTCCTCTTTTAGTCTTTTTTCCATGTCGATAATGTGTTTGTCAATATAATCATTAGCTGAGATACCAGTAAGTGGTATGATTTTTCCTGTTATATAGTGAGGGAAATTATTTTGTTTTTCATAGTTGATAGATGTGGTCATTTCAGTGTAACTGTCGCCTGAAATGTCCAGGTTAGCTTCGCTTGCTAAAAAATAAAGATCAACTGCAAAGTTAAAAATTGCAGGGTATATGTCCACGTAGTTATTGTAAAAAATGAATGTCTCGCGAATGTATTTTTTTGTTTGTTCTTGTTTTGTGTCGTTTATAATGCGCTCAATTATTTCTAGCGGTAATAGACATAAGAGGCTCACTTCCGCGCGTACATTACCCATGTCAGATGATTTTATTCCTTTTGAGGAATTTAGTAGTTCTGAGTGATGTAAATAGAAATTACGCAATGCTTTTAATGAAAGATATCGCTTGTTATCTTTTCCGATTTTCTTGCTCGTTGCGATTTCATACTTTTCAAAAGAGCTGCAAAGTGAACAAAGTAAATTGTATAAATCGTCAGGATCAGGAGATGAGGTAAATGTAAAATACCTTTTAAAAAATCTAGATATCTCAATCTCACAACTTTCTTTAGGCGTCATAATAGTATCCAAAATATAAAAATAGTAAGTAAAGGTATGATAGTAAAGTGAAGGTGAAATATCGATCTATTTTTACTTTTTCATGAGGGTATCTAAAAGATCTAAGCTATTGATTGTTACGCAAGTGAACTAAAGGTATTTCAATAAGTAATCAGTAGGTTTGTTTTTGAAGTATTATGGGATGCTTCTTGTTGTGTCCTCCCTCACAAAACTCCGCCCGATTGCCGCTGGCCTTGCCCGGCGGCATCCTTTACCTATGAATACGTTAAATTCCATTCAGGATATCGCCCGCGCGATCCGAAACCTTATCCGCACCGGCATTGTGACTGCAGTCAATCCCGATGAGGGGCTTTGTCGTGTCCAGACCGGCGGCATGCAAACCACCTGGCTAAACTGGCTGACCTGCCGCGCCGGTCGCTCGCGGGTCTGGTGGGCTCCCTCAGTTGGCGAGCAGGTGCTTATTCTTGCCATTGGTGGCGAGCTCGATACCGCCTTTGTGCTGCCCGGTATTTTCTCGGATGACCATCCTGCGCCGTCGGCCTCCCCTGATGCCTTTCACGTTTCCTTTCCTGACGGGGCGGTTATCGAGTACGAACCCGAGAGTGGGGCGCTCACGGTGAGTGGTATTAAAACTGCTGACGTCACAGCGTCGGACGCCATTACCGCAACGGTGCCGCTGGTAATGGTCAAAGCGTCCACCCGCATCACGCTCGATACCCCCGAGGTGGTCTGCACCAACAAACTGACCACGGCCACGCTTGAGGTGCAAAAGGGCGGGAAGATGAGCGGCAACATCGAGCACGGCGGCGGCACGTTTAAATCAAACGGTGTGCAGGTGGATGACCACGACCATGGCGGCGTGAAGCGGGGCGATGACAGAACGGTGGGGACAAAATGACGACGAGCTATCTGGGAATGAACCGTCATACCGGGCTCAGTATTTCTGAGGTTGAGCATATCAGGCAGAGCGTGCGCGACATTCTGGTCACGCCGGTTGGCTCGCGTGTGATGCGTCGTGAATACGGCTCGCTGCTGTCGGCGCTTATTGACCAGCCGCAGACCCCGGCGCTACGCCTGCAGATTATGGCCGCGTGCTATTCCGCGATCCAGAAGTGGGAGCCGCGCGTCAGCCTGACGACCATCACCTTTGAACGCGGGGAGAATGACGGTGTGATGTATGTCGATATCACCGGCACGCGGTCGGCATCAGGCCAGCCTTTTTCTATCACCATTCCACTGAGTTAAACACTATGGCTATTGTTGACCTGAGCCTGCTCGCTGCGCCTGATGTGGTGGATGAGCTGGACTATGAAACCATTCTGGCAGAGCGAAAGGCGACGCTTGTCTCACTGTATCCCGGGGAACAGCAGGAGGCGGTCGCGCGCACGCTGACGCTCGAATCGGAGCCGATTGTTAAGTTACTGCAGGAGAACGCTTACCGGGAGGTTATCTGGCGTCAGCGCGTGAATGAATCGGCGCGCGCGGTCATGCTGGCGTATGCCGCCGGTAATGACCTCGATAATATCGGCGCAAATTTCAGCGTCGGGCGTCTTGTTATCACGCCTGCAGATGAGTCCACGCTACCGCCCACACCTGCCGTTATGGAATCGGACACCGATTACCGTCTGCGTATTCAGCAGGCGTTTGAAGGAATGAGCGTGGCCGGCTCTGTCGGCGCTTATCAGTTTCATGGCCGCAGCGCCGACGGGCGGGTCGCGGATATCTCAGTGACCAGCCCGTCACCCGCCTGTGTGACGATTTCTGTGCTGTCGCGGGAAAACAACGGCGTCGCCTCTGATGAACTGCTCACTGTTGTCCGTAACGCGCTTAACGCCGAAGATGTCAGACCGGTCGCCGACCGTGTGACGGTGCAGTCAGCCGACATTGTTGACTACCAGATAACCGCCTCGCTTTATCTCTATCCCGGTCCAGAAAGCGAACCTATTCGCGCCGCTGCCGTGAAAAAACTGGAAACTTATATCAGCGCGCAGCACCGCCTCGGGCGTGATATTCGCCTGTCTGCCATTTATGCCGCGCTGCATGTCGAAGGTGTCCAGCGTGTTGAGCTGGCCGCGCCGGTGGCTGACCTTGTGCTCAGCAGTGCGCAGGCGTCATTTTGCACTGATTACAGCATTGTGATCGGGGGCTCGGATGAGTGATACCCGTCTGCTGCCGGTGGGCTCGTCACCGCTTGAGGTGGCGGCGGCGCGTGCCTGCGCGGATATCGAAAACACCCCCGTCCCGCTGCGTCGTCTGTGGAGCCCTGACACCTGCCCGGCTAATTTGCTGCCGTGGCTGGCGTGGGCGTTTTCTGTCGACCGCTGGGATGAGAACTGGCCGGAGGAAACGAAGCGCGCGGTCATCCGTGATGCGTACTTCATTCACTGCCACAAAGGGACTATCGGTGCTGTTCGTCGGGTGGTGGAGCCGCTCGGCTATGTCATCAACGTCACGGAGTGGTGGGAGACCAGCGACCCGCCCGGCACATTCCGGCTTGATATCGGTGTGCTGGAAAGCGGTATCACTGAGGAAATGTATTTTGAAATGGAGCGCCTGATTGCGGATGCGAAGCCTGCCAGCCGTCATCTGATTGGTCTGAATATTATCCAGGACATTCCCGGTCATATGTTTGTCGGTGGTGTGGTGTATGACGGCGACATTATTACGGTTTATCCCGGATGAGTGAGGAATAATGAGCACGAAATTTAAAACAATCATTACCACTGCCGGAGCTGCAAAACTGGCGGCGGCGACGGTGCCGGGTGGTAAAAAAGTGAACCTTACCGCGATGGCCGTCGGTGATGGCGGCGGCGCACTGCCGGAGCCTAACGTCGGGCAGGTAAAGCTCATCAATGAAGTCTGGCGTCATGCGCTGAATAAAATCAGCCAGGACAACAAAAATAAAAACTATATCGTTGCGGAGCTGGTCATTCCTCCCGAGGTGGGCGGCTTCTGGATGCGTGAGCTGGGTCTGTATGATGACGCAGGCACGCTGATAGCCGTTGCCAATATGGCGGAGAGCTACAAGCCGGAGCTGGCGGAGGGATCGGGGCGTGCGCAGACCTGTCGTATGGTGATTATTGTCAGCAGTATCGCCTCAGTGGAGCTGTCCATTGACGCGACAACGGTCATGGCGACGCAGGATTATGTTGACGACAAACTGGCAGAGCATGAGCAGTCCCGCAGGCATCCTGACGCCACGCTGAAAGAAAAAGGCTTTGTGCAACTCAGCAGCGCCACCGACAGCACGTCTGAGAGCCTCGCAGCGACGCCAAAGGCAGTTAAGGCGGCGTATGACCTTGCTAATGGTAAATATACGGCTCAGGACGCGAGCACGGCGCAGAAAGGTCTGGTGCAGCTCAGTAGCGCCACCGACAGCGTGTCTGAGGCGCTCGCCGCGACGCCGAAAGCGGTTAAGACGGCGTATGACCTTGCTAATGGTAAATATACGGCTCAGGACGCGAGCACGGCGCAGAAAGGTCTGGTGAAACTCAGCAGCGCCACCGACAGCACGTCTGAGGCGCTCGCCGCGACACCGAAAGCGGTCAAGAACGCTAACGACAACGCAGATAAGCGACTGGCTAAAGAGCAGAACGGCAGGGATATCCCCGAAAAAGATGTATTCGTGCGCAACATCGGCGGAGCGCGGGCTTTCAGTGGCACGGTAAGCATTGGCGGGGGCGGTGACTGGACGACTGCGGAGTTTATCGCCTGGCTGGAGCAGCAAGGTGTGCTTAATCATCCGTACTGGATGTGCAAAGGGTCATGGTCTTACGGTGATAACAGAACTATTACCGATACAGGGTGTGGGAATATCCAGCTAGCCGGTGCGGTTGTTGAGGTTATGGGCGTGCGTGGCGCGATGACCCTTCGTGTCACGACACCTACAACCGCAACGGCGGGGGTGACAAATGCGCAGTTCACTTATGTCAATCATGGGGATGATTATTTACCGGGCTGGCGACGGGATTTCAATACGGCAAATCCGCCACCAGTATCATACCCTGTCGGCGCGCCGATTCCGTGGCCATCCGATACCGTTCCGCCCGCTCACGCCTTAATGCAGGGGCAACCTTTTGATAAATCAGTCTATCCGTTGCTGGCTGTGGCGTATCCCTCTGGCGTTATTCCAGATATGCGCGGCCAGACGATAAAGGGCAGGCCTGATGGCCGTGCGGTCCTGTCTCAGGAGCTGGACGGCATTAAGTGGCACGACCACGGCGCAACGGTCGCAAGTACCGACCTCGGAAACCGGGACACCACCGGATTTGACTACGGAACCAAACCGGTATCGGTCTTTGACTATGGCACAAAATCCACAACCGGCGCGGGCGCACACAACCACCCGATTTCCGGGCGAACGCAGTTCGGTCAGGCGGGGGATGTTGTTGCCATGTCCAATACCGGCTCTGACAGGACAAACTGGGGGGCTGTTGGTGGCGTCGGCGACCACGCTCACGCCGTCGGCATTGGCGCGCATGATCACGTTGTGGGGATCGGGGCGCATGCCCACTCTGTCTACATTGGTGCGCACAGTCACGGCGTGACCGTTTCGCCCTCGGGTCAGGCTGAAAACACCGTAAAAAACACCGCATTTAATTATTTAGTGAGGCTTGCATAATGGCTTTTAAAATGACCAGCACCAACCGGGTTATTACGATTTACAACCTGTCATCTGCCACGAATGAATTTATCGGTCAGGGTGATGGATTTATTCCTGCTAATACGGGCTTGCCTGCATACAGCACCGATATTGCGCCCCCAAAAGTGACGGCGGGTTTTGTGGCTGTTTTCGATGCTCAGGCTAATAAATGGTCTCGGGTGGAAGACCACCGCGGGACAACCGTCTATGACATCAGCACCGGTCAGCCCGCTGTTATTGAAAAGCTGGGCGCTCTGCCTGATAACGTTGTGTCGGTTGCACCCGACGGGGAGTATGTAAAATGGGATGGCGCTAAGTGGATCCACGATGCCGAAGCGGAAAAAACATTTCGTCAGGGACAGGCGGCGCAGGAAAAAGCAAACCTGCTGATGATTGCAACATCGACCATCGCTCCCCTTCAGGATGCTGTTGATATGGATATGGCAACGGAAGACGAAGCCGCGCGTTTACTCGCATGGAAAAAGTATCGCGTCATGCTCAACAGGGTCAAACCCGAAGATGCCCCCGATATCACATGGCCGGAACTGCCCGCATAACCGGCATCACTCAGGCGGGCGGTTGCCCGCGCTTTCCTGCTCCCCGGTTGTGTCAGACCTTATCCAACCCTGACAAATAGCCCGTCATCATCACACAACAGAAAATACACTCACCCTTAACCACGGAGTTAAACGGATGAGTGATTTTCATCATGGCGTAGAGGTCATCGAGATTAACGATGGCGTGCGTACCATTTCCACCGTCTCAACGGCCATCATTGGCATGGTCTGCACGGCCAGTGATGCTGACGACAAGACATTTCCCCTCAATGAGCCGGTGCTCATTACCAACGTACAAAGTGCCATTGGCAAGGCGGGCAAAAAGGGGACGCTGTCGACGTCCCTGCAGGCCATCGCTGACCAGTGTAAGCCGGTCATTGTGGCCGTGCGCGTGGCCGAAGGCGCAGAAGACCCGGATGACCCGGAGGCCGGGAAGAAACAAACCATTTCCAACATCATCGGCACGACCGACGAAAACGGTAAATACACCGGCCTGAAAGCGCTGCTGACGGCGCAGACCGTCACCGGCGTGAAGCCGCGCATTCTCGGTGTGCCGGGTCTGGACTCACAGGAAGTGGCGACGGCCCTCGCGTCCACCTGCCAGAGCCTGCGTGCCTTTGGCTATGTCAGTGCGTGGGGCTGTAAAACCATTTCTGATGCCATTAACTACCGCGAGAATTTCAGCCAGCGTGAGCTGATGGTTATCTTCCCGGATTTTCTGGCATGGGACACCACGACGAATGAGACTGCGACAGCCTGGGCAACGGCGCGCGCGCTCGGTCTGCGTGCCAAAATTGACCAGACCGTCGGCTGGCATAAAACCCTGTCAAACGTTGGCGTGAATGGCGTCACCGGCGTCAGTGCCTCGGTATCATGGGATTTGCAGGTGCCCGCGACCGACGCCAACCTGCTTAACAAAGCCGGTGTTACCACGCTTATTCGCAATGACGGTTTCAAATTCTGGGGAAACCGCACCTGCTCAGATGACCCGCTTTTCCTGTATGAGAACTACACCCGCACCGCGCAGGTACTGGCCGACACGATGGCGGAGGCGCATGCGTGGGCGATGGATAAACCCATCACCCCGACCCTCATTCGCGACATCGTATCGGGTATCAATGCCAAATTCCGCGAGCTGAAAAATAACGGGTATATCGTTGACGGCTCCTGCTGGTATGACCCGGAGTCAAACGAGACCGCGACCCTGAAAGTCGGGAAGCTGTATATCGATTACGACTACACCCCCGTCCCGCCGCTGGAGAACCTGACCCTGCGCCAGCGCATCACCGATACCTATCTGGCGAACCTGTCGGACTCGGTCAACAGCTAAGGAGCTCAGCGCATGGCGTTACCCCGCAAACTTAAATATCTGAATATGTTCAACGATGGCCTCAGCTATATGGGCGTCGTTGAGTCCGTCACCCTGCCAAAGCTGACCCGCAAGCTGGAGAAATATCGCGGTGGCGGAATGCCGGGCGCGGTGTCGATTGACCTCGGCCTGGATGACGACGCGCTGTCGCTGGAGTGGACGCTCGGCGGTCTGCCCGACGTTGAGCTGTGGGCGCAGTATGCCTCGCCGGGGGCTGACAGTGTGCCGCTGCGCTTTACCGGCTCTTTCCAGCGTGATGACACCGGCGCGATTTCTGCCGTCGAGGTGGTGATGCGTGGCCGTCACAAAGAGTATGACGGCGGTGAGAACAAGCAGGGTGAAAGCGGCACGACCAAAATGTCGACCGAGTGCGCCTATTACCAGCTCACGATTGATGGCCGCGAAGTCATCGAGATTGACGTCGTTAACATGGTGCTGAAAGTCGACGGCGTCGACCGTCTGGCGGAGCACCGCCGGGCGATTGGCCTGTAATCCCTTACCCGGTCAGTGAGGCTGGCCGGTCACTTTTCCTGATGAGAATACCCATGAAAAATATCAATGAAACTGCCGTTACTGACACTGAAACCGTCAATCCGAATGTGGTGATTTTTGACACCCCACTGATGCGCGGTGAGCAGAAAATTGAACAGGTCACGCTGACCAAACCGAATGCCGGAACTCTGCGCGGGGTGTCGCTGGCCTCGCTGGCGAATTCCGACGTTGATGCGCTGATTAAAGTGCTGCCGCGCATGACGTATCCCGCACTGACTGAGCACGAGGTCACGCGTCTCGATGCGTCTGATCTGATTTCGCTGGCCGGGAAGGTGGTCGGTTTTTTGTCGCCTGCTTCGGGTCGCTGACCTTTCCGAAAAACCTGTCGGTCGATGACCTGATGGCGGATATCGCGGTGATTTTCCACTGGCCGCCATCAGAGTTACATTCCCTGAGCGTGACCGAGCTCCTGACATGGCGCGACAAGGCGCTGCAACGAAGCGGAAACCATCATGAGCAATAACGTCAGAATCGAGGTGCTGCTGAATGCCGTCGACCGGGCAAGCCGCCCGCTCAAAGCGATTCAGAACGCCAGTAAATCCCTGTCCGGTGATATCCGCACGTCACAGAAAAGCCTGCGCGAACTGAATGCGCAGGCATCCCGTATTGACGGATTCCGAAAAGCCAGCGCACAGCTTGCCGTGACCGGTCACGCGCTTGATAAAGCGAAACAGGAAGCCGAAGCACTCGCCACGCAGTTTAAAAACACGGAGCGCCCGACGCGCGCGCAGGCGCAGGTGCTTGAATCTGCGAAGCGTGCCGCCGACGGGCTGCAGACGAAATACAACAGCCTCACGGAGTCGGTAAAGCGCCAGCAGCGCGAGCTCGGTGCGGCGGGAATTAATACCCGTAATCTGGCAAATGATGAGCGGGGGCTTAAATCCCGTATCAGTGAAACCACCGCGCAGCTCAACCGTCAGCGTGAGGCACTGGCGAAAGTCAGCGCACAGCAGGCGAAGTTAAGCCGGGTGAAAGAACGGTATCAGGCCGGTAAATCACTGGCCGGTAACGCGGCGGCGGCGGGCGCTGCCGGTGTCGGTGTGGCGACGGCGGGAACCATGGCCGGGGTTAAGCTGCTGATGCCGGGCTATGAATTTGCGCAGAAGAACTCAGAGCTGCAGGCGGTGCTCGGTGTCGATAAACAGTCACCCGAAATGCAGGCGCTGCGCAAACAGGCGCGCCAGCTCGGGGACAATACGGCGGCCTCTGCCGATGATGCGGCGGGGGCACAGATTATTATCGCGAAAGGTGGCGGGGATGCGGCGGCCATTCAGGCGGCGACGCCGGTGACGCTGAATATGGCGCTGTCCAACAAGCGCACGATGGAGGAGAACGCCGCGCTGCTGACCGGAATGAAATCAGCGTTTCAGCTTTCAAACGACAAGGTCGCGCATATTGGTGATGTTCTCTCGATGACGATGAACAAAACCGCCGCCGACTTTGACGGGATGAGCGATGCGCTGACCTATGCCGCGCCGGTGGCGAAAAATGCTGGGGTAAGTATCGAGGAAACCGCCGCGATGGTGGGGGCGCTGCACGACTCCAGAATCACCGGCTCGATGGCGGGAACGGGAAGCCGTGCCGTCATGAGTCGCCTGCAGGCACCGACCGGCAAAGCCTACGATGCTATCAAAGAGCTCGGGGTGAAAACCTCCGACAGCAAGGGCAACACCCGCCCGATATTTTCCATCCTGAAAGAAATGCAGCGCAGTTTTGAGAAAAATAATCTCGGGACGGGTCAGCGCGCCGAATACATGAAAACCATTTTCGGGGAGGAAGCCAGCTCGGCGGCCGCCGTGCTGATGACGGCAGCCTCAACCGGCAAGCTCGATAAGCTCACCGCCGCGTTTAAAGCCTCGGACGGTAAAACCGGGGAACTGGTTAAGGTTATGCAGGATAACCTCGGCGGCGACTTCAAAGAGTTTCAGTCAGCCTATGAGGCGGTCGGGACAGACCTGTTTGACCAGCAGGAGGGCTCACTGCGTAAGCTGACGCAGACGGCCACGCAGTATGTGCTCAGGCTTGACGGCTGGATCCAGAAAAATAAGGGGCTGGCGACCACCCTCGGCGTGGTGGTCGGGGGCGCGCTGGCGCTAATCGGGGTGATGGGCGGGATTGGCCTGATTGCCTGGCCGGTGGTGATGGGGATAAATGCCATCATTGCGGCTGCTGGCGTGCTTGGTGTGGTTTTCAGTACGGTCGGCGGCGCGATTGTCACGGGCATTGGCGCAATCACCCTGCCGGTGCTGGCGGTCGCCGGGGCGGTGGTGGCTGGGGCGCTGCTTATCCGTAAATACTGGGAGCCGATTGGTGCATTCTTCTCGGGCGTGGTGGCGGGGCTGAAAGCTGCCTTTGCCCCGGTGGGGGCGATGTTCATCCCGCTCGCGCCGGTGTTTGATGCTATTGCGGAAAAGCTGGGCGTTGTCTGCCAGTGGTTTAAAGACCTGCTTGCACCGGTGAAAGCCACGCAGGACACGCTCGACAGTTGCAAAAATGTCGGCGTGGCGTTTGGTCAGGCGCTGGCTGATGCGCTGATGACGCCGCTCAACCTGTTTAACAGCCTGAGCGGCAAGGTTGACTGGCTGCTGGAGAAACTCGGTGTTATCAAAAAAGAATCGACCGACCTCGACCAGACTGCAGCCAACGCGGATAAGGCTTCACCGGGTGGCGGGTATATCCCTGCGACAGCGAGTTATGGCGGGTATCAGGCGTATCAGCCGGTCACTGCGCCTGCAGGTCGCTCTTATATCGACCAGAGCAAAAGCGAATACAACATCACCCTGCAGGGGGGCGTTGCGCAGGGTGGAGACCTTGACCGCCAGCTCCGCGACGCCGTCGACAAACTTGATCGTGAAAAGCGCGCGCGTCAGCGATCCAACATGAGACTCGACTGAGAGAGAGGGCAAAATGTTAATGGTGCTGGGCTTTTTTGTGTTTGAACGGCGCACCCTGCCGCATCAGTCGATGCAGTATTCGAAGGACTACCGCTGGGTGTCCAATGACCGTATCGGCAAACGACCGGCTTATCAGTTTCTCGGGGAGGGGGAAACCTCGCGCACCCTGTCGGGGACGCTTTACCCTGAAATCACCGGCGGGCGTCTGTCGTTGCAGGCGATTGAGCTGATGGCCGACGAGGGGCGTGCGTGGCCACTGATTGACGGAACCGGCATGATCCACGGGATGTACGTTATCGATAAAGTGACTCATAACCACACCGAGCTTTTCAGCGACGGTGCAGCGAGAAAAATCGAGTTCACTCTGTCCCTGAAACGCGTCGACGAGTCGCTCGCGGCCATGTATGGCGACCTGAAAACGCAGGCGGATAATCTGATCACGTCTGCCGGTGAATGGGCGGGAGGGCTGGCAGGATGATAACGGGAATGAATATTCAGGCCGGGGCGCGTGTTGCCCCTGCGTATATGCTCACGCTGGACGGGGAGGATATCACGCAGAATTTCAGCGACCGGCTTATCGGTCTGACCATGACCGACAATCGCGGATTCGAGGCTGACCAGCTTGATATCGCGCTCGATGATACTGACGGGCTGGTCGAGCTGCCGCCGCGCGGGGCGTCGCTGACGCTGTGGCTGGGCTGGCAGGGCTCCGCACTGGTCAACAAGGGGAGTTTCACGGTCGATGAAATCGAGCATCGGGGCGCGCCTGATACGCTGACCATCCGGGGACGTAGCGCCGATTTTCGCGGCTCGCTAAACTCGCGGCGCGAGCAGTCATGGCACGACACCACGCTCGGGGTGATTGTGGAGACCATCGCGCAGCGTAATAAGCTGACGGCCAGTGTTGCTGACTCTCTGAAAGCCATCGCCATTCCCCATATCGACCAGACGCAGGAATCCGACGCGGCGTTTTTGTCCCGCCTTGCTGAGCGTAACGGTGCATCTGTGTCGGTGAAAGCCGGGAAGTTATTATTCCTGAAAGCCGGTAGTGCGATGACGGCCAGTGGTAAGCCGATCCCCCAAATGACCGTCGAGCGTGGCGACGGCGACCGCCATCAGTTCGCCATTGCAGACCGGGAGGCTTACACCGGCGTGACGGCGAAATGGTTGCATACCAGAGACCCGAAACCACAAAAGCAAAAGGTGAGGCTCAAACGTAAACCCAAAGAGCAGCATCTGCGTGCGCTGCAGCACCCGAAAGCCGCTAAAACATCGACAAAGGCCAGAGAGAAAAAGGCGCAGGAAGCGCGGGAAGGTGAGTATATGGCCGGAGAGTCTGACAACGTTCTTGAGCTCACGACCATCTATGCCACAAAGGCGCAGGCCATGCGCGCGGCTCAGGCAACGTGGGACAGGATACAGCGAGGCGTGGCGGAATTTTCCATTACGCTTGCCACTGGCCGGGCTGATTTATTTCCTGAAACGCCGGTGGCCGTGAAAGGCTTTAAGCGCGTGATAGACGAACAGGCGTGGATAATCAGCCGTGTGGTGCACAGCCTTAACGGGAGTGGCTTCACGACGGACTTAGAGCTTGAGGTTAAAATTTCTGATGTTGAGTACGATGCGGAGGATGAGGAAGAATAAATTTATTCTCAAATGGTGAATAAGTTAGTATGATTAATTCACCAATTGTGAATTGAGGGCGTTTTATGTTCCATTGTCCGAAATGCCAGCATGCTGCGCATGCACGCACAAGTCGCTATCTTAGTGAGAATACTAAGGAAGGTGCGAACAAGTTCCTGATATGAGATCATCATATTCATCCGGAGCGCATCCCAGAGGGACATCATGAGCCATCAACTCACCTTCGCCGATAGTGAATTCAGCACTAAGCGCCGTCAGACCCGAAAAGAGATTTTCCTCTCCCGCATGGAGCAGATTCTGCCATGGCAGAATATGACCGCTGTCATCGAGCCGTTTTATCCCAAGGCGGGCAATGGCCGACGGCCCTATCCGCTGGAGACCATGCTGCGTATTCACTGCATGCAGCATTGGTACAACCTGAGCGACGGTGCCATGGAAGATGCCCTGTACGAAATCGCCTCCATGCGCCTGTTTGCCCGATTATCCCTGGATAGCGCCCTGCCGGATCGCACCACCATCATGAATTTCCGCCACCTGCTCGAGCAGCATCAACTGGCCCGTCAATTGTTCAAGACCATCAATCGCTGGCTGGCCGAAGCAGGCGTCATGATGACCCAAGGCACTTTGGTGGATGCCACCATCATTGAGGCACCCAGCTCTACCAAGAACAAAGAGCAGCAACGCGATCCGGAGATGCATCAGACCAAGAAAGGCAATCAGTGGCACTTTGGCATGAAGGCCCACATTGGTGTCGATGCCAAGAGTGGCCTGACCCACAGCCTGGTCACCACCGCGGCCAACGAGCATGACCTCAATCAGCTGGGTAATCTGCTTCATGGAGAGGAGCAATTTGTCTCAGCCGATGCCGGCTACCAAGGAGCGCCACAGCGCGAGGAGCTGGCCGAGGTGGATGTGGACTGGCTGATCGCCGAGCGTCCCGGCAAGGTAAAAACCTTGAAGCAGCATCCGCGCAAGAACAAAACGGCCATCAACATCGAATACATGAAAGCCAGCATCCGTGCCAGGGTGGAGCACCCGTTTCGCATCATCAAGCGGCAGTTCGGCTTCGTGAAAGCCAGATACAAGGGGCTGCTGAAAAACGATAACCAACTGGCGATGTTATTCACCCTGGCCAACCTGTTTCGGGTGGACCAAATGATACGTCAGTGGGAGAGATCTCAGTAAAAACCGGAAATAACGCCAGAAATGGTGGAAAAAATAGCCTAAATAGGCTGATTCGATGTGTTTGCGGGAAAAAAATCGGCCCAGATCCGCGAAATTTTAATCAGCGAGTCAGCTTGGGAAGAAATGACCTGCTTATTCGCACCTTCCCTAAAGAACGTTATCACCAATGCACCAACATAAATTGCAGTTGTACGTTTGTGACAATGGAGTCGGTAGAGCGGTTCATTGTAACTCCAGGTGATATCGACCGGGCACCACCGCACCCGATTGTCGGTGGTCAGCGTCCATTATGGCTCTGATAAATTTCCTAAAAATGCCCGCTGTTCGCTGGATTTATATGTATTCAGGAAATTAAAAGCAAAAAGTGAGTATGAGGACACTGACCAGTATCCTCATATATGGCAGGGAATGATGCTTACCGCTAGACGAATCATTTGACTTTTTTCAACGGTTTAGCTTTCCAGCGCTTAACCATCCATTCAAATTCTTGATAAAGCGTATCCCGTCCTTGTTTCTCTCTAATTGCTTTAATGAGAGGCTCTGAAGTTTCAAACACTCGCACTACAGTCGAACATGAAGCTGATTTGAGCATATCTTCATGATAAATACCGTGCTTTACACTCACCGCAACACGTTCATAAAAGTTAATAATATATTGAATTTCATTGTATTCTTTTCGCTGTTCCTCTCCAAGAATTACATCCGTACAAGGGAAAACGTAGGAACGAAAAGAGACTCCAGAATTGTGGACTCGTGTAAGTGTTCTTAACCCGGCAATGTAGTCATGATCCTTTCTGCTTTCGAACAAAAAATTTGCTGTTTGAGTCTTTTTAGCTATTCGTATGTTGTAAGCGATTGTACCCGCAGCTACCAATACACCAACACCGACGATCGCATTACTCATTAGTTGTAAATCTAGTGCATCCAACGCCAT